CTGCTGTTCACCTGGGAGGCGAACCAGAACAAGGAAGCCATAGACAAGATGCTGGCCAGGATGGACAAGGTCTACGGGCAGGGCGCAGAGGAGCGCATACGGCACTACATGAGAGAGATCCGCAGGAATGAGCGCGTTGCCTGAGACGGTCATCAAGCTGCCCAAGCGCAAGCCCAAGGTCAGCCAGCGTGAACCTGAGCCGGATGCGAGGAAGCTGGCTGTTGTGCCACTGAAGGCCATCACAGACCAGAGCCTGACGGATGGAGCCATGCGAGTGCTGGCGCTGGTGTGCAGCTACTGCAACAGAGCAGGGGTTACATGGGTAAGCCATGCAAGGCTGGCCAAGGATATGGGAGTAAGCAGGCAAGCCATTAGCAACCAGTTCAAGCAGCTCAGAGACAAGGGATACATTGAGATTGTCAAAAAGGGTTGGCGAGGTGAACGCTCAAACACGGTCAGGGTAATCTTTGACAAGACTGTTGACGTAGCCACAGCCATAGCAATCACATCGGCACAGGAAGACACAAGGCCACCATCTATGAAAGACCAAGAGGTAGACCCATTAGGTCAGCAGCGTATTGCCAAGCTAATCGCACAGGCATTCCAGTCCAGCAACCAGAGAAAGGAGACAGCGATGTCAAAGCCAGGAGAGAGCCGCACGGTCAGGGCCATCAAGGAGGCCAACCAGAAGGGCAGAACCAAGCGCACCATGGGTCAGCCAGCAGTAGCGAATGAAGAGGCGCACCATAGGCAACCCATTGGTCAGCCTACAGTTGCGCCGAACACAGAGAACACAGGTATTAGGTTAACCTTAGAGGATGTTAAAAGATTAAAAGAAGAAGGTTTAACTTTGGTTGAGATTGAAGATTGTTTTAAAAACCTGATGGATGCGTACGCAGCCGAAGGCGTGACGCCCAGGCCCGAGCACCTGCGGACTGGCGTGCTTGAGCTGCATCGGATGTTCGCCAAGATCCCGAGGCATCAGGAAGGCCCCTAGAAGGCCCCAGGAGACGCGAACGGGAGGGGGCCTAGACATGGGTAGCCAGTCACCCTTCCAGCGCCTTGTAGGGCTCAGGATCGGATGGCGTAACAGACCCCAACGAACGTTTGGGTTTGTGACGGGTAGACAGGGGGTGGGGGTGGTATGACGGCGCAAAGCAAGGGGGGTAGGGTATGGATGGCTGTGATGGGGTATGTAGGCGCAAAGGGGTATATCCCTCCCCCCACCCCTCACCTACCGCTGGGGGTGTATGGCTCAATTTTTCCCCCCTATTTCATGGCAAGGGTATTTTGTTAACTTTTCAAAGGAGTGAGTTATGGCTTATGAGATGAAACCTGGACAGGGTAGTGCTTTTAAGAACAAGGATAAGACTGAGGATTGGCACGCTGCTTACCGTGGCGATGTGATGTTGCCTAATGGTGATGTTCATTACTTGGACATTACGCCTAAGAAGACCAAGGCTGGTGAGACGTTTATTTCTGTGAAGATTGGCAAACAGAAGGTGGCCAAGCCTGTAGACGCGCACAATGAGGCCAAGGGCAACGGCTACCAGCCGCAGCCTGCTGATGACTCTGATTTGCCCTTCTAGGAGCTGCTATGAGCGACAGCTTGAGTGAGATGACGCTGAGGGACTACTTTGCTGCCAAGGCTCTGCCGTTGGCTTTTGGATATTTGGCTGAGGCCTGGAAGGCTGATGGTGAAGAGTTCAACTTTGACGATGAGATTGACACCAATATCCTCGCGGAGATGTCTTATTCGGTTGCCGATGCCATGCTGAAGGTACGAGATGCCAAGGCCTAAGTCGCAGATCTCTGAGCAGATCCCCAGCTTGAAGAACTGGGGTGGCGTGCGTTCTGTCCAGAGACGGATGGAGCGCAGTGCCACGATTACTGGCAACCGGGAGGCTATTGCGTATCAGATGGTGTCTATGGCCATGACGAACATTACGCACATAGCGACCTGGGATGAGGATGGCAGGCTCAAGGTAAAGAGTGCCAGCCAGATTCCTGAACACGCTCTGGCTTCGATCAAGAAGATCAATGCCAGGGTGGACAAGGATGGCAACTCCTATCTGGAGATTGAGCTGTATGACAAGGTGGCTCTGCTGCGCCTGTTGGCTAAGGCTTCTGGTCTGCTGGACAACCCTGATGATGGAAACGAGAAGCCCAGCGTGATTGATGTGAACGTGGTGGCACCAGATAGAGGAGAAACATAAATGAGCCTTGACGCAATGAAGCAGGCGCTGGAGGCGCTGGAGAGCAGCCGCGTATTCGTGACCACGCGGGAGAAGATTAAGCATCCTGAAGGCACTGAGTGGTACGACGAGCGCATCACCTCCCTCCGCATCGCCATCGAAGAGGCCGAGAAGCAGGATGCATGGACGCCCAGCGACACAGCATATCGGCCTGGAGGATTGCCACAGGGCTTCATCAAGCACGAAGTTGACTCGTTCGACGACTGGTCAGAGTGGGTCTGCCCTGACCCAACGCAATACTTCATGAAGTGCTGCGACTGTGGACTGGTGCATGAGATGCAGTTCAATGTCGTCAAGTATTCAGAACGCGATAAGTGTGAGGATGTTGACGACCCATATGTGCAGGCTGTTTTCAGGGCAAGGCGGCATGAGGTTGGTGAGAAGCAAGAAGACAGCCGCGCTCAAACAAACTGGGACAACATCCCGCAAGCATTCAACGACTGGTGGAACGCTGACTACGACGACAGCACCAACCCGTTCAGGCTAAACAGCCCGGCTTATTGGGCGTGGTCTGGCTGGTATGCGGCAAACAAGGAGAAGAACAAATGACTAAAGACCAATACACAACCGAAGAAGACACCGCAGAACTGTTGCGCGTGGGACAACTGCCAAAGCCTTTGCGCCTTGCCGCTATGTTGGAGAAGACGATGCAGTGGCCCTTGCACGGCAAATCGGCAGACTGCTTGCGTGAGATGTATGTGTTGTTTCAACACTGCGAAAACGAGATGCGTTACGCAGGGTGGGACAAGCGTGAAGCCGACAACTACGTGAGGAACGATGTGTACGAGCAAATCAAGAACCTGCTGGAGAAAAACACATGACCACACACATCACAAAGACATGGTTCGACGGCGAGAAGGTGATGACGCAGGAAATCCCTGAGTCAGAGGTTTACAAGCAGGAGCCGGTGGCGTGGAAGAACGCTGCCATGCGGCTCGGTGAAGAACTGTCCAGCGTCGGGCCTGATGGCTATTACGACATGACTGCCGAGCAATGGCTGAGCTGGGCGATGGATCAGCGACCAACTGGTAAGCAATCCTTACAGGTTGAGCCGGTGGCGTGGATGCATTGGTTGCACGGCCCGGTGCGGCTGTTCATGAACAAGGACGAAGCCATGATGGAGCTTAATCGTCTTGATCGGGAATATCCGGTTGATGAAGGCGCTCGTCAGATGCGCCCCCTCTACACCGCCCCGCCTCAGCGCCAGCCGCTGCAAGTGGACAAAGACGGGTGGTACTGGGTGTCCGAGAGCGAGTGCATCAGCGTTGACCTGATCCGCACCGTTGAGAAGCTGCACGGTATCGGGGGTGGCCATGAGTGACATCGAAACCCTACGCGCTGCTGCTGAACGGATCACAGCGCATAACGTGGCTCTGAGAGCCTTCCTGCTGCGTCTGCTAGACCCTGAAGACCTGGGTCATGCTGTGACCCAAGAGGTGCGCCAGAAGGCCTCTGTGCTGTTGTCCATGCAGAACATCTGCCCGCCCTGCAACAACCACTGTCGGCAAGGCCGAGACTGCCCCAACAAATGAAGTACACCTGCAAGTGCCACCCATTGAGTGCCTTTCACTGGCGTGATCCGTCTAGGCCCAGGCTCATTGACTGGTCTGATCTGAGGGTATCCCAGGTGTCCTCGGTCAACTCCAGCGCGGTAGTCAATGCCAAGCGGGCTACCGGGGTGGATGTGGCCACTGTGCATGGGTTGTCTAATAAGAGGCATCCCATGAAGCTAGATGCAAAGCACTTCCATGTCTTTATGAAAGCAGTCACCAATGGCAAGAACTAAAGAGCAGTCTGACAAAGCGGTGGCCACGGGGGGTCTGCGGCTGGACTTCAGCAAGTCACCGACCATCTATGACTTCATCCAGTCCAATGCCTTTGTGCAAGGCATCATGGGCCCGGTGGGTAGCGGCAAGTCCTACGGCTGCGCCAGCAAGATCTTCATCAAGGCCGTCAAGCAAAAGCCCAGCCCTGTAGACAATATCCGATACACCCGCTGGGCCGTGGTGCGTAACAGCTACCCGATGCTGAAAACCACCACCATCAAGACATGGCTGGATCTATTCCCTGAGAGCACCTTTGGCCCCATGCTCTGGACACCGCCTATTACCCACCATATTCGGCTGCCCGCCCGTTATGGCGCTGCTGGCATTGACTGCGAGGTCATCTTCCTGGCGCTGGACCAGCCCAAGGATGTGAGGAAACTGCTCTCGCTGGAGTTGACGGGTGCCTGGGTGAACGAGGCCCGCGAACTGCCCAAGGCCGTGATCGATGGCCTCACCCACCGTGTTGGCCGCTACCCGACCAAGCGCGATGGCGGTGCCACCTGGCACGGCATCTGGATGGACACCAACCCCATGGATGATGACCACTGGTGGCACAACATGGCCGAGAAGGAAAAGATGACGGGGCCCTATGCCTGGAAGTTCTGGAAGCAACCAGGAGGCATCATCGAAGCAGACCCCGACTCACTGCCCGACAACCCCGAGGCCAACGACCACATCTTCTCCGCTGGCAAGTGGTGGAAGCTCAACCCCAAGGCTGAGAACATCAACAACTTGCCCCCAGGTTATTACCAGCAAATGCTGTTGGGCAAGAACCTGGATTGGATCAGGTGCTATGCGGG